TATCGGTAAAGTTTTTAATAGCAAGCTTAGAATTATTGCTTGCACCGTTTGCAAGATCAGTCAGTGTCCTAGCTACGCTTTTACCCATAGGGTCTGCTTTTCTTAATTCATCATTAAACTGAGCAAGCTGCTGGATAGCAATCGTCATTCTTGGTCCTTGACGGACACCGAAGATTTTTGCCATCATCTGTAGCGCACCTTCCATGCCAGCAGATGAATCTTTTACAGCAGTGAATGATTCAACAATTCCCAACAAACCAGTAAGACCAGATCTTGTTGCGTTATTAAATGCCTGCGATCCCTGAGTGGTATTTTTGTAGGACTCAGAAAGGGAAGCGAGCATTTCAGCATTAGCTTTTGTTGGTGCAACCAATCTCTGCAAAGAGACTTTAATAGCATTAGCTGAAGCGCCAACCTCAAGACCAGCGGCTTTCATTGGCGCTAGCATTGCAGCAGCTTCTGTCATTGACAAACCAAATGTTGTTGCCATTGATGCAACTTCTGGGAACGCATCACCCAAGTCACGCATTGTTAGCGCTGTAGTATTTTCAATTGCGTTAAACATTTGCAATTGAGCAGTGCTTGCTTCAATAGCCGCTTTTTCTTTTGCCGCAGCGTTAACAAATGATCTACCAGCTTGGTCAAAAGCTCTGATTGATTGGAAGTACATCGCCTGGATCAAGTCTTGAGATTGTGATATATCCATACCACCAAGCTTTTCAGTAGCTGCCGTTAGCTCTGTAATAGAAGCAACACTTTCTTTAGCGCCAAGACCTAATTCGGCAAAGTCGGCTGCAAGACCAATAGTTAGCGACTTGGCAATACCGTACTTAGCGCTTGTAGCGGTTAAAGCATCATTTAGCTCTTCATAGTTTTTAACTAATTTCTGAACTAGCGGAGAAGATGCATCTTGACCAGTTTTAGCCATTGCTTGTTCAATAGACATAGCAACGCCATCCATAACCTTTGTTAAACGAACTGCTTCTTTATCAATGTCTGTTAAAGCCTTGAGACCATAACGAGCCATCAGCGTAAATGGCGCTGTGAGGTTAATCATCAAGCTTCTACCAACGAACTGAGCGTCTTTACCAAGCTTCTTTAAATTCAACCCGATACTTTGCATATCAGAGCTAAAAGCTCTCAAACGCATATTTTTCAATGTCGTCTGTAGTGTCTTAAGGTTTGCTACGGTAGCAGGGTTTATGATATCAGTTGTATGACCAGCCTTCATAATGGCGTTCATTGCCTTTATATCTTTGGTCAGGTTTTTAGTTTCAATGCTTAAGGTCTTTTGGTTTTGTATTAAACCCTTAAAGGATGTAGCGTGTTCTTTAGCACCCCTAGTACCCATACCAAGAGCCTTATTCAGAGCTCTTGTGTGCGAATCAAGCTTAGACATTGGCACAGTAATGCCAGAAACATTAGCCGCAAGATTGCGTAAAGAAGCACTAAGGTCAGTTACCTGCTTAATGCCATCGGTATGTACCGCAATAATTAGATCTATATCAGCCATAGTTGTACCAATATAATTATCACATTATATGGAGAAAAAAGCAATAAATTAAATGCCTGACTCATAGCCAAGCCCAATCGCCATCTGAGGAATGTCCCAGGCTCTGATGACATCTTCTGCTTTACGAGAAGGTTCTGGGTCATACCAATCGTCATCCCAGTCAACTTCTCCTCCAAATGCAATTGCACTACCTTTCACATCTTTTGAGAAATGATATGCGCATGCACGATAAAGTAAAAACATCTCATGAAGGATTAAAGAGTCTTCCAACTCTTCTAGGCTTTTCCAAGCACCAACTTGAGTTAATATTTCTGCTTCATACTTTAATAAGGGGATTTCATCCCAAACGAAGGGCTCATCGCCCCCATCCCCTACGCTAGGTTTGGGTCTGTACCCATTGCTGCAGCCATAATTTCACCGAAGCAACGGAGGTCAAGAGCGTCTTCTAATGCAGAGAGATTGCTAGCAAGCTCTGGGTCAGCTTTTCTAAGAGCTACCGATGCTGCTTGCACCATTCTATCAATATCTTCATCCGTCATTCCAGATTCATCAGTTGCCTTCATCTCGTTAGCAACCTTCATGAACTCTCGCAAGTGACGAATCGTAAGAGGCTTAACAACTCTTGTCTTTCCATCAGCAAATACAATTTCTGTACCCTTGAAAAGATCAATATTTTTTGCGTTCACTTAATACCATCCTTGTAATTTAAAATAGGGAAAACCCCTTGATTAACTATGATACCACAGTAATCAAGGGGCTTGCCTAAGTTTGGTACAACTATATTTTTATATTACGATTGATCAATAATCTTGCCGTATTCGTAACCCGAATCTGCTGGGTTAGGGAGAATACGGAATGAAACAGCGAACATCGTTGCCTCTGCTCTCTTCATTGAAATCATTGACGATTCAAACGAAACTGCTCGCTTAGTGTTAAACTTACGAGTCTTCGTAACCGATGCGGTTGAACCTGGTGCGTTTCCAACGATCTGCAATGCATACTCGTACGGGTACACGCTCTGTGAGCCGAACATGAAAGTCTTGGTGCTGGCACCATCTTGGTTTACCTTGATGTCAGTACCATTGTCTGTTCTGTCATAGCTCCAAGCAATCGCCAAGTTGTTCAGCGTTGCTTCAGCCAATGTTGTCTTCAACATGACCTTAACTTTTGATTGAATAACCTTAGCTGCGTCACCGTACTGGTCAATCTCAATGTCAACCATATCTGGTTCCCATGAAATTTCAACACCACCTTGGGTTGCGCCAATGTCACTCAATGCATCAAAATCACTATTCGTCATAGTGATGTTTGAAGCACCGACTTTAACAGCTGCTTCACCTACGACAATATTTGCAGTTGTAACTGCCATAATGTTTCCTCCTATTTACTCAAGGACAAATATTTTCTTGCCCCTTTTATCACGCCATCTTGCGAACTTGATGGCATGATCAATTTTTACTTCATTTGAACGGCTTCCGATCCCGAGACCTTTTTGCCATTCAAACTCATAACTATAAGAACCTAATCTTGCGGTAAAGCCAGGGGTTTTACCGATGTATGTAATTACATTATACTTCATATATATTTATGATACCACAAATGTTAATTCTATTAAGCATTGTCTACAGATAATATACTAAAATCAAGATCCATCTGATACCAACCCAATTTCTCAAGTGGTTCCATAGATGAAGCCGTTACTAGCTGTGTTGAGAGAACTCTGACATTCCCTGGTGCTGGACCGCCAGAATTCTGGATCTGATCTCCACGACCAAGTAAATAAATCATTCTTTCTCCGATAGAGAATAACCTGTTCACATCTGTGTCATAAATTGAATAACGAATAGTGTCTCTTCTTTGCCAATAAGCCTCAACGGATGGAATTGAGGGACTATAAAAATAGATCACAAATGGAGCCGCTTCATCCCCATAACCAACCACAGGGAAGAAGCTCATAGTCTTACCAGCGACATTGGCAAGCGTTGAGTCGCTTGTTAAGTATGTATTTATGTCATAGACGCTAATAGGCATTTTTAAAACTCCTTAGCATTCAAGAAATCTGGTCCAGTCGGTACCGAGCCTCTTGAACCAAACCCAACATATCTTAGATGGTTATTTATTTCTCTTGTAATCATCTGTCTCATTTCGGCTTTAATATCATTTCTCTTTGACCTAATTGCAGAAACCCTTGAAGCACCAAAAACGCCATCTCCACTATTTGATGTTCCTTCACGGAATGAAAGAGCTTGTTGATTTCTTGGTCTAATAACAGTTCCACCTTTTCTACCACCCAACAAGATTGCTGCGCCAATAGCGGCGTTATACCCATCTCTTCTTGATGGGACTTTACCACTAGTCGCTGGGGACATAGTTAACTTCATTCCAGATGCACCAGTTCTTTGAATAGCGAATTGGAAGTACTTCGCAGCCCTTCCATATTTAACAAGCACTTTAGGTGCTTCTATAGCAACAGCTGACATTGCACTTGACTGTGCGGCGGTAATTCTATTTGGGAAGGTATCAAAAAATAGAGCAGCAGCCTGTGTTTGAATTGAGGCAGATTTATTTACTGTAAGCTTAAGCACCTTCAATCACCTTCCTCGCTGTCAGCAAGATATGATTAACCTTTCCGTTAAAGCCCATTTTTTTCTCTATATTAATGATTTCAAAAGGTCCAGTCTCTATGACATTAGAATACCTGTCTCTTACATTCTGTATTCTATTCCCGTAGTCGGCAAGAGATGAGCTTGTATGAGAAATGTAGAACTGAAACTCATCAATGTTTGCAGTATATGGAGCAATTCTTCTTTCGCTTGATACAGCTTGAAACATAGCTTTTACATCTGAATTAAATGTGAATGTAGTGACTCTTTGACCAGCACTGTTGGTTGTTGTTGCTTTAGTATAAATTCCTATTTTATGGGGGAATCTAAGATAGGTTTTTTCCATCTTCTACACCACATAATCCATCACAAACAATGTATAGTCCATCAACAGAACATCAGCATCAATATTGCCAGTAGATTCGTAGAACTTATCAGAGAAGTGTAAGTCAATAGCATCCATGTCAGCTCTTTTAATGCCATGAACCCTGTATTGATTATCATCATTCATTTGGTCAGCAATCAACAGCCCTGCTGCTTGCTCAATATTATTTGGAATAAATTGCCAGCCATAATCTCCATTGATAGTATAAGAACTTGTCTTGTAAAATTTATTTACGAGCATAAGAACATTTGGGCTATCAAGAGTTGATCTCTTAAACTTAATATAATATGTTGCTCCAAAATTATGAGGCTCTTTAGCTTTTTCTATATTATTAACTGTTGCATCTAGATAATTATGAATTACAGTTTCATCGCTTGTCCCAACATCAGATGTGACAGTTCTAAGGGTTGTGATAGGAAAAGGGAGATGAAGAGAGTTTCTTCCAGAACCAGAAATTTCTATTGTTTTATTCGGGTAATAATCAAATGATTGACCACAAAAAGTATTGATAATATTTCTTACTTTTTTTTCAATCTTATCAAATCTATCTGACCAGTCATCTTCAAGCTCTGGGTACTCCTCAAAAAAGGCAGTAGAAGTGATATACGGCGTATAAACATTTATGTACTTAGACTGGGAATATTCAGTGCCAGAAATAGTGTATAAGAAGTCAGCACGATATTTTCCAGCAGCATTGAGAACATAGATACCAGACGCTTGCTGCCCATAGGTTATGGTATAAACGCCAGCGCTTACTCTAGTTGCGTTTGTTGGACCAGAAACTAAGTTACCAAACTCATGATAAAGTTTTACCGATACAATATTAGATGCAGGGTCACTCGGAAGCGTTAGAGTTAGCGTTTTACTTGTTTCAATCTTTACATCATCCATAGTTCAATTATAACAGAATAAGGGTTTTATACCCTAGAATGTTGACATTGCTACATCAACAGCCAAATCAGAAACATCAACTTTAAGCACACCTTTTATATCAAAAGATATAATTGCATTACTTGAGTCTTTAAAAAATAAAATACCATCAGCGTAATTAATAGCCAATTCACCATATTCTAAGGATGTTGGGACAACATTAGCTGTACCAGAATTTTTAATTTTTATTACATTAGCCATTAGCCCCTCTTAATTAGAATGTACCACCATCAATTGTAGCAGTGTTGGCAGCAAGTGCTGCTAACTGAGCGCTGTAGGCTTGAACATCTGTGCCGATTGCAAGACCCAGAGCAGTTCTTGCACCGCCAGCAGTTGTAGAACCAGTACCACCGTAAGCTAAAGCAATAGCTGTTCCCTGCCAT